ATCTTTTGATATTTCTTTAAAAACTAACAATATAGATAGATTTATTGTAAAAGGTTCAGGTGTGGTAAATATTCAAAACATACCAACATCTTCTGCAGGATTAGTAACAGGTGATATTTATAGCAGTGCAGGTGTATTAATGATAGTATAACTTTTTTAACCTTTAATCAACATAGAATGGAACAATTAACAACAGAAAAAGCATTACAAATTTTAAAGCAAGTTATGGACGCAGCCACAAAAGGGGGTGTATTTGAAAACATGGACGCTACATTTTTAGCAGCCAATGCTTTTAATATAGTATCTGCAGCAGCATTAAAAAGTGAAAAGGTTGATAATGTAAATTATGAAGCAAAATAAAAAATATTTAATAGCATTAGGTGTAGCATTAGCTATCTATATTATAATGGATAGTAAGAAAACACTTGGCAAAATTACCTATGATCAAATTAAGGATCAATTATTCAAGTATGTAGGATTAGGCTGGGAAACATTCGTTCCCCGTGCTACATGGGATAAGGCTCAATATTCTATTGGATATGGTGAAGGCTGGAACTGGGATAAAAACAGAAAAGTACAATTAGGTGATGTAATTGATGAACCAACTGCTAGAAGATGGTTTTATAAATCGGGGGAAAAGTATTTTAACTGGGTAAATGAAAGCGTAAAAGTACCAGTTAATGCAAATCAGATGGTGGCTTTGACATCTTTAACGTATAACATTGGACCTGGATCTTTATCTAGTGGTAGAGGAATTAAGGGCAGCCAATTATTAAAAGATCTAAATGCTGGTAAGCCAAAAAGCGAAGTAGCAAAAGGTTTTGAACGATATAAATATGCGAAAGATACTAGAACTGGCATAACATCATTAGTACCAGGACTAGTAAGAAGGCGCACCAGTGAAGCGAAGTTGTTTCTCTCTTAATATGGTTGATTTTTCATTTGGTATTGATTGCGAAAGCCCCCTAATTGGGGGCTTTTTCTTTTAAATAGATTCTTTCAGCATATTGCTTTGTTTCTTTGTAGTATAGGTTAAAATAATAAGCATTAATCATCTTACAAAAGTTAGTAAAAGTATTAATGTTGCTGATATTTCGGTATTTGCGTGGCATAGCTTTATCTTCAAAAAAAACTATTGCCGTGTATAGTGTTTTACCCATTATATTTTTTTATCCTTAATGCAAAAATATCTGATCCCATCTTTGGTAATAGCTTTTAATTTACGACCTATTACCAGCTTTGCTAATGCTTTCATTACTACATAAGGTTCCAGGTTAGTTTCTACCTGGATAGCTTTTAGAGATGCTATTCTTTGCTTTTGAATTAAAAGATAAATTTTTTGGTGATTTGTCATATTTAGCTATATTTGTGTTGAAAAAAGTTGATTATGCCCCCCGTGGTTTAATTGTCAGTAAATGAAGCCCCCTAATTAAAACCTAGGGGGTTTTTTATTTGGTGCCAATTTAATGATCAATAATAATAATAAACATACTGGGGCAGCTATAAGAAAAAAATATAAAATTTTAATGATTTTCATATACTAAAGGTTAAAAAAGTTGGTATTTATTATCATGATTTTTAACAATCATTTTATCATTAATCCATATCTTTAATAGGTGCTTTGCATAAGTATTTGATTCTGCAGTCCTTTCCTTAATTTCTTCTAAAATATCAGAATATAACATTGGGATAGTAATGATTTGACTGCAGATCCTTTTACTTTCGATTTTATCTAGATCAGTAGCTTTTTTACCTGTAGGCTTTACCCCATCATTATCTACCTGCTGGAAGGATCCATTGAAGTTCATTAGTGTTACTGGTTCAAAATCTATATCTGATCTCATAAAACGGCTAGTAAGCACATACGTATTCTTTTCTTTATCCTTTACAATATCCAGGGTAGATTGTGCAAACCTGTCAGAATTGGCACCTATATGCCCTGTAGTGCTTAAATTAGACTTAGATTGATGCAGAACGCTAATAACTAAAATATTATACTGCTTTGTGATTTTTTTTAACCATTTGGTAAGAAGGGAAGACTCCCTTTCATCATTGTAATTAACTAGTAGATCCAGTAGCCCATCTATTACTAAAATACTACAATCAGTATTCAGTTCTAAATACCTCTCAATCATTTTTCTAATTATACCGGATCCATCTTCACGCACCTGGTAAGCATTAAAATAGTCAGGAAGGGATATAAGCCCTGAAAATGACTTGATTTTTTTAAGATTCATGTAAAAATCATAATCACTAGATTCAGTATCAAATAAACATATTTTTCTACGATCTGTAGGAAAGTTTAATTTCATACTAAATACATCATGATGTATAAAGCTAGATGCTATAGCCCCCATTAAAAAACTACTTTTTCCTGCTTTTGGCAACCCTGAAAAGATACAAAAGTTGGATAAGCTACCAACCAACCTGGAACCTATAGAGAAGATTTTATCTTCTTTATTAGGTTCGTAGTTGGGATTGTATTTTCTGGCTTCAAGTAGTTCATCTATGGAAAGTTGTGTTTTGTCAGTAAATGATTCCATTTAGATATTTTGTAATAAAGCACAAAGAACAAAGGCAATAATTAATACAATTAGTGCCTGGACATTTTTATTGGATAATAGATCCTTTAATTTGTTTGATAATTTGCTCATCAGCGTGGTTTTGGTTTAAGTTATCAAAATAAGAATCTGCAATTTCACAGGCTACACCCATTACACCATCAGATGTAAATTCAGTATCATGATCATCATAAAGTTTATTAATTAATTCTTTGTAAATTTCTAGCACTACATACTCGTACTTTGTGAACCCAGGTATAGGAGCAATTAATCTTCCTAAAGAATCTTGAATTGGCATACATGGTAATGCAGGATCGTTTTTTGTAATTTTCATTTTTTTTTTGATTTTTATTTTATGATTGTTGAAATTTCATTGATTATAGCTTTTGCAGCATTGCTAGTAGTAGAATGTGCTGCAGCATCTGTAGTAAAATACCCTAATCTATTTTTAAGTAAAATAATACCCTTATCTGTAAATTTTTTATAATAGACATTAAATCTATTCTCTAAAGTGTTTTTATCCTTTGGCATACTCCAACCATAAGATCCCCCAAAAATATAAAATTTAGCATTAGGGAATTTTAATTTTAATAACCTGGTTAATTCTGCAACATTATCAGTAGCAGTAAATTGCCCATTAGTGCCTATAGATATAAATACCCTAGCTACATCTGCAGAAACTGGATAGGTTTTCAAAGCGTTAATAAGATTAGAAACCCGCCAACCGCCTTTAGCTATTAATGGATCTGTTACTAATTTAGGGATCCTGGAACCAATACCCACTGCGTGGCTATCACCTACCATATAATTTTTGCCATTTACCAGGGCTATTTCTTTAGATGGGAATAATTTACTGGCTAAAAAGGCAAACACACCTATAACTGCTATTTTTAAAAAATTAGTATTCATCTTTAATATATTTAGATTTTAATTTTAAACAAATGGTAACACCCCCGGTTTCGTTTCTATATATATCAGTAATAATTTCTTTCATTAAATTTACATCTTCTGCAGTTATATCAATTATCCTAACTATTTCATCATTACTATTACAGATCCTTAATAAAAAAAAATTTTTTATTTCTTTCATAGCAATTCTAATTTAAAATTAAGCGTCTGAATATCATTTATATAATGATTTGCAGAATCTTCCAGTAGCTGCCTAATTTCTTGCGTTAAAATAAATGGCACATTTGACTGATCCATGCAGATAAAATGATTTTTACCTGTTTTGTCTTTAGCATCAAAATAGATTCGCACTCCAATTAATTCGGGGTGATCTAAAATGCTCTCTAAAAAATTGATTTTTTCTTGTATTGCTTTAATTTCTAGCAATACCCTTTCTGTGGGATTGTGTGGCATAAAATTTTTTGTTAATTGTCAGTTAATGACTGCAAATTATAAAAATTGTTGAACCTGCCAAATATTTTTTAAAATACCCAGTATTTTAATTTAAAATAAAGGTGAAAAAAGTATGTTTTAATCATTATTGTGAAGTTATTTTAGACCGCCTACAGCGGTGCTAAAATAACTTTTATCTGCGATAATAAGACATATAATGATAAATTTTTTTGCACAAAATGAAAAAAAGTTCAAAAAAGGGTAAAATTTAATGATTTTATTAATTTTTTAGGTATTTTTGAAGCTATGAAAAAAGCCTGGTGGCTGCTCCCTGCTGCGTTTTTAGCATGGATCGGTTATAAAAAATATATTTTATCAAAAAGTTATACCTTAAATTTTAAGCGTATAAATTTTTCTGATATATCTTTTGCTAATCCAGTAGTTAATATTATTTATGAAATAGATAATCCTACAGATACAACTGCTAATGTGCAAAATGTTACTGGTAATTTATTTTATAATGGAATATTTATTGGTAACGTAGTAAATTTTAAACAATTTACTATTAAAAAGGGTGTTACTGAATTTGTAATAGTAGGCAAATTAAATTATACTGGATTATCACAATTAATATTAAATTTATCATCAAAATTTCAAATTCAATTTGATGGTACAATTACTATAGATTTTATTCAATTTCCTTTAAAATTTGTTTATGATTTTAATCGATAAAAGAACTTTAGCAGGAAAGTTAAACCCATTTATGAATGATCAAAGGGTGATTATTGATAACCAGGGTGTAGATGATATTATAACTGGAATGTTAAATACACATGATCGGTATAAATCAGAATACGATAAAATTTATAAATATTTTGAAGGATTATCAGTAGAACAAACTTGTAGAAATGTTTGGAATTTTTTAAAGCAAAATGTTCCTTATGGAATTGAATCTGAAAATTACCAGTATCTTAAATCACCAGCTAGTGTATTAAATACAAAATCTAGTGATTGTAAATCTTACTGCTTATTTAGTTCAGGTATCTTATCAGCTTATCAGCGTAATACTGGAAAAGATATAGATGTTTTGTTTAGATTTGCATCATATGATCCTTTTGATAATACACCTGAACATACATTTTGCGTAGTAAAAGAAGGAAATAAAGAATTTTGGATTGATCCAGTATTAAATAAATTTAATCAAAGGAAAGAACCATATTCATATATAAATAAAAAATTAAAAAAAGATAAAATGGCACTAATTGCATTAGCTGGTATAAATCAGAAAAAAAGTGTAGGATCTATTGACTGGAATAATATTTTCGGTCAGGTAATTACACAAGCCCCGAATATTATAACTGCATCAAGAGGTCAGGGTGGCGGAATTGTACCAACTCCCCCAGGTGGATATAATCCTGGTATGTTTCCTGGTGAAGATAAACCAGCAGAAAAAGGTATAGATACAAATACATTATTATTATTAGGTGGTGCAGCAGTAGTAGCTTTTTTATTATTTAAAAAGAAGTAATGAGATATAATTATTATAACAGAAAAAATAAAGTAGGTGTAGTGCCAGTATTAGCAGCAGCAGCCGCTACTGGACCTGCAGCCCCTATGACTGCTTTAGTTGGATTGGCTATTAGTGCTTTACCTGGTATAATTAAATTTATTTCAAATGCTTTACAACACCCAGCTAAAGATGCTAGAGATGTTATTGCATCAGTAAAAACACAAATACAAAATCAAGATGCTAGGACTAGATTAGCTTCAGTTATTGCAGGTAGTAAACAAAACTATAAAGCAGCAGATGTTGATGTAGCAGAAATGTTACAATGGTATAGGCAAAATTATGGAAATGATTATAAATCATTATTAGCTGAAGATATGATGTATTGGAATCAGTATTTAGATTATTACAGAACACAATTTTTATTGCAACGTCCAGATCTACAGGAAATTTTAAATAGATCATATTTTAGTAATAGTGAAATTAATTCAGCAAAACAACTTTCTTCACCTTCAGATTCTACTACTACTAAAAAAGCAAGTACTAATATATTAATGACATTAGGAATAGTAGGTGCTGGATTATTTTTATTATTAAAAAAGAAAAATAAATAACATGACTGCAGCACAAAAAGCAGCTAGAGTGAAATTTAATAAAGCTATAGCTATTAGAAAAAAAACAGGATGCACCTTAAAACAAGCATTTGCCCAGGTATATGGTAAAAAAGTAAGTGCATCACCTAAAAAATCTGCAGTTAAAAAGAAAGTAGGTGCTTTGCCTATTGGCTTTAAAGGTAATATTTGGGGAGTGCCTTTTAAAATTGTTAATCAATATAATATATATGGGGAAGTATCTGCTATTTGTGAAGATACTACTACAGGGGGGATTATTGTTACATTTGATGGTTCAACATCTGCAGATAAATTAACAGAACAATTTTATGATTATATATTAAGACATAGAACAAAAAAATATAGTTATAGTACTTTAGAAAGTACAAAATTAAAATCTACTATTTCTAAATTTTGTAAAAATATGCAGAAAGAAGTTAAAGATTTTAATGCTGGAAAAAAGAAAACAATAAAAAAGCAACCATTAATAGTAAAAGAACCTAAAGAAATGAAAAAAGTAGCAACTAAAAAAGCTGCAGTTAAAAAATCTGCAACTAAAAAGAAAGCTAGTAAACCACATACTAAATGGGGAAAAGTTCATGCACATGAAAGAAGGGTAGCAGGTATGAAAAAGCGTAAAGCAATTACAGAAAAAGCTATTTTAAATAAAATACACAAAGTAAAAAAAGATGTTGATACTTTAGATGAAGCACAACATAACCATATGATGTTAGGTAAAAATATTAAATTGTCTGATAAAATAGGAATGATAAAAATGGGCATTAAATTTATTAAATATAAAGGCTGGACTATTGAAAAAACACCTTACATGGAATTTGGAAAGAAAAAACATTTTTATATTGTTAGAGAAATTAACGGAGCATTTCATACTTTAGAAGATGCAAAAAAGGAAATTAACTTTTTAGCTAAATAACAAATAATAATTTTTAATTTTACACAAAAAAAAAAACAAAATGGCACGAAGAAAAAAACAAGTAAAACGCAAAAGCAGCAGACGCAGACGCATGGGTGCAACTGGTGGCGGTTTAATGTCGGCACTATATCTAGTGGGTGGTGCAGCAGCAGCACAATTAGTGGGAACGGCTATTGATAAAGCTATGGCTAGTTCAACTATGTCAGACATGACAAAAAAAGCTATTTCAGGTGCAGCACCGATTGTAGCAGGTTATTTTTTACCTAAGTTTATCAAAGGTGATGTAGGTATGAAATTAGGTGCTGGTATGATTGCAGTAGGCGGTCTAAAGCTAGTACAATCTACAGGGGTAATTGCAGGTATGGGTGCGGTTAATTACTATAGTAATAAGCCAGTAGCCAATATTGCTGGTTATCAAGGAGCATCTGCAGGTACTTATATTGCAGGGATCAAAAATGCTGCTACTTTAGAATCAGCATGTTAATTTAACTTTTTTCACTTTTAATAATAATTTAAAACATAAAGAATATGTCTTTTAGTTCACAAATCGGTCAACGCTTAGTGTTTGAAAATAGCAGAACACTCATTGAGCAGTTAGGTTATGATGCAAGTCATGCAGTATTAACCCCTTCTTATTTACGTAGTGAGGTTTTATTATCTACTACTGCAGCATCTTACCATGTACCTGTATTAATTAACGATAATCAGAACGGGAACCCCACGGTTCGAGAGCAGCGTTTGGCACTCCAGGACCTTTTCATTGTAAGCCAGATACAAATCTTCTTAGTAAGTGGTGCATCTACAAATGGTGCTGCTAAATCTTATAGCTATCCTAACTTAACTGCTTTCCCTACAGGTGCAGCGCAATTATATACGCTATTTAATGGTTACTTAAATATCCAGGTAAACAATCAAAACGTATTACCAAAATGGAGTGTAGGTCAGCACTATGTGGTGAATCAAACACAACAAAATACAAACTTTAACGCAGCTACTGCAACATCACCAGCGCAATATTCTATCGATGAATATAGCGTTGAATCAGATGGTAACATTGTTTGTGAACCAAACTTTGTACTAAATGGTGCTAGTAACATTAATGCTAGTATTATTTTACCTGCAGCACCTTCTACCTTAGATGCTAATACTTATGTAGCAGTAAGATGGTCAGGAATTCTTGCCCAGAATTGTACTTCAGTTAAGTAAAAAATACGCATGGTACGCTTATGAATACCCCTTTGGCGGTTGCAGGTCAAACCGCCATTATTTTAATTTTCAAAAACGTTTATATGAATTTAGAAAGATTTGAATCGGTTGAGATCCCAGTGCCAAGTGGAAGCACATTAACCAGGTTCTACTATCCTGATCTTCCAAATTTGCGGAATGCGAAAATTACCAGCATTGTAGTTTATACGACAGATACTATTTCTGCAACCCCTTTAACTGGATCTACTCCTGTTACTATTGCGGATCTAAAGAAATCGTTTTTAACTTTATATGAAGGTGATTTGCAGTTAATCTATAACATACCTATGTTATCTTTTAACAACTTTGCACAAAATGCTACTACATCTGCAGCTTATGTGTTTCAAGTTCCTGACATTGATGGGATCACAATTTCATGGGTGAAATCTTATATTTCACTTCCAAGTGCTTTAGCTACTACAGGTGTAGTTTATAGCTTTGGTGTGTATTATCATTTTTAAAAAATTAGTCCTATGGCAGTCAATAAAGCACAAGCTACAGGATCTAGAAGAATCATGGAGTGGTTCGACAGAAATGCAACCACTCCTTATTTTTCTGTCTGGAGCAATACAACCCCATCTAAGAAAGAATTAAATTTTGGGTGGTATGAAGAAGATCTTGAAGCAGGGAGAAACAAACTAGAAAACGATCTTGAAGCACTAGAACAAAATGGTGTTAATGAATTATACACTATTTTACTGCATCAGAAAAAAAACAAAGATGGATATATCACATTAGATACTCCATATTATGCTTCATTAAAATTTAGAGCAGCAGAATTAGAGCAGCCTATGATTTTACCTATGCAGCACATGGCTGGTATTTCATCAAATCAGCGTCTAGAATCTGTACTCGAAAAAATGATGGAAACGCAAAACATGATTCTGTCAAGATTAAGCGCAGAAGATTTTGAGGAAGAAGAAGAAGAAGAACACGATATGATTGGGGGATTAATGAAAAGCCCTGAAGTACAGGCTATGATTGTCGGGGGTATTACTAAATTATTTAACATGGGTGCTGATAAATCTGTAGCAGTTGCTGGTGTAACTGAATTAAATGAAGATGAAGTATTTACTATTGTTAATTCATTAATGAATAAGGGTGTTACTATTGAGCATCTAAGAAAATTAGATGAAATGAATAGTATGAAATTAAATTCACTATTATTAATGTTATAACTTTTTTAACCTTTATATATATGCCTAAACAAAATCAAATAATGTCAGCCAGTACAGAAAAAATAGTTACATATGCTATTGGTGCTGGTATAACTTACTTTTTAATAGTTAAACCTTTATTAGTTAAATTAGGTGTTATTAAAAGTGCAGAAGAAATAGCAGCAGAAAAAGAAAATAAAGAAAATGTAGACGCATATATAGATGCAACAATAAAAAGCGGTACACCTACAAAATCTTTAGGTGAATGGACATTAATCGGAAATCAGATATATGAATTTTTAAGGTATAGCGGTGCATCTGATGATAAAAATGGTGCTATGATGCAGATTATGCGTGTTAAAAATGAAGCTGATGTAGCTACTTTATTAAAAGCTTTTGGAAAAAGACAAGAATATTTTTTTGGCATACCATATGGGGGATTACAAAATTTAGTGTCTTTTGTTAAATCAAATTTAAGTGATTCACAAATAGCTACTATTAATGATAATTATTTGAGAAAAAATATAAAATTTAGATTCTAATGGATAAAATAAAAGTACTAGCATTAATAGCTTTAGGCTATTTAATTTATAAAAAGGTTGCTGCTAAACCTGCAGCCCCTAGAAGAAGTGGGGCTATTATACCATCAAATGTGCCAACTGGTGCAAAGTTAGTGTATAGTATGTCTGATACACAAGTTTTTAATAGAGCATTTGAAGTAATTTACGAATACGAAAATAAAAATTATGGTATGGTTGTAACTGGTTACCCATATCCTGACATGTATGATGTTGTGTTTGGTAATGATTTTTTAAATGGAATACCAGGTAGAGTGTTTAGAGTAAATGTAACAGATAAACCAATGTAATTATGAAAAATAATAAAACTATTATGCTATTATTGGCTGCAGGTGTAGCCTATTGGTATTATAAGCAATATTTAAAAAATAAAGCAACAGGATTACCACAATATGAAGATGTAAAAATTAAAGAAGATATGGCAATTCAAACTGCTTTAAATATGCCAAATGTTCCTACTATAGAAGTAGCAGAAAAAAGATTGCGACCTTTAGCATATCAGCCTGATGTAGTTCCTGAAATTGATTCATATAATGTAAAATACACAATGTCTGGCTATAGAAAGTTAGGCAAAGTTCCAAATTCAATTTAATATGCAGCAAGTAAATATAACCGCTTTAAGATACGAAGTAGATTTTTACCAGGTAGATAGTAGCCAGTATGTAGGTGGTGAGCCTTTTAATGCTATTACTTTTATTAATTTTGGTACTAGCGTAGTAAAAATTGAAAACGTAACATTACAACCGAATCAGCAATTTGAGGTACCAGCAAATGCTGGTGAAATTAGCACTCAAAGATTTTTTGTAAACTTTGGTACTAGTACTACTGGTAATGATGTGGTAATAGTTAGCAAAAGATATTTAAACTTATAATAAATGAAATTAGGTGTAACTCTTGATATATTGAATCAAAAAGGCACCCCTGCCTTTAATGCCGATACTTTGGCTAATCGACCTGCACCTGGTTATGTAGGTAGGGTATTTATTAGCACTGATACCTATGATCTTTACAGGGATACTGGTACTACCTGGGTATTATTAAGCCCATCTAGCACTGGAACCATTACAGGTAGCGGTACTACTAATACTTTGCCATTATGGACTAGTGCCAGTGCTATAGGTAATAGTGCATTAACACAAAATACAGGTGTAAGTATTAGTATAGGTAGTGTAGGTACTCCTTATGATTTTATTGGTTATGGTAATAACTATGCAGCTAAATTTATTAAAAATGGTGCTTCTGCTACGGATATATTAGCAGGTGATGGTAGTAGTATTACTGCAGGTACAGGTATTACTATTTCAGGCGGTCAGATTAGTGCTTCAGGTGGTGGTGGTGGTGTTACTGGTACAGGATCAGTAGGTCAGGTATCATACTGGAGTGGTGCAAGTTCAATAACAGGTACAAATAATCTTTTTTGGGATAGTGCTAACAATAGATTAGGTGTTAATACAAATACACCTACATCATCTTTTGATGTACATAGTGCTGCATTTACAAATGTCATCAGCCAGTTAAATCAGTTAAGTACTGGATATGATAGTTTACTAGCTTTCCAAGATAATAGTATTGGAAAATGGCGAATTGGTAGTTATTATAATAGTGGTAATTTTAGTTTTGGCATTTATGATGTTTTATATAGTACAGAAAGATTTAGTATTCAAAATGGTGGTACTACATTTGTAGGACCTCAAACAAGCACCAGCGGATTATTTAATATTAATAGTGCTAATGGTGATAATCACCTAGTAGTAATTGGTGCATCTGCACCATCAATGCGAGTAAGAAATGCAGGTTCTGCAGCTACATATCAATTTGGATTAGGATTAGCAACTACTACAAACAATTTTATCCAGGGAACTACAGGTGGTGAATTTTGTATATTTAATGATAGTTCTACTTCTCAGCCTATTTTATTTGGTATTAAAAGTCCTTTTTCAGGATTAACAGAAGAAGCTATGAGAATAACTAGTACTTTAAATATTGCTATAGGTACTACTGCACCAGGTTATACTGCAACAAATAGAAAAGTATTAGCTATAAATGGTGGTTCTTTTGCAGGTGAAGGTGCTATTATGGCATTTATGCTGGGTGGTACTAATAAAGGTTATGTATTTAGTATTCAAAACGATATGGAATTTTGGTGCGAAAGTGGAGCAATGAGAATTGGTAATGCACAATCTTTTGATATTTCTTTAAAAACTAACAATATAGATAGATTTATTGTAAAAGGTTCAGGTGTGGTAAATATTCAAAACATACCAACATCTTCTGCAGGATTAGTAACAGGTGATATTTATAG